ACTATTGATCCGAAAGTTGTCTTGATGCAGCGCAGAATCCCTGGAAACAAACTTGGGGACCACCTGGGGGTACCCGGACGGGGCGTGCGATTTCGAGGTGAGCCCCCTCTCCGGATCCGCGCTCCAAAACGCTGAAAACTGGAAGGTGACGGGAAAATGGCAGATGAGGTGAAAGGCGAGAGGGCGAGGTTTGGGTTGAGGCCGTGTGAGGTTTGCGGGACTGGGCCGTCGATGGCGGATCCGTTGTTTCAGGTGGAGTTGATCGACGGGCGGTATTGCTGCGCGGCATGCAGGGAGAAGGGAGCGGCGGCGGTTCAGCCGGCGGGCGTGCCGGACGCGGTGTTGACGTGCGGGTGGGAGATCCGCGGGGTGGTGTTGAACGTGGTGAGCGGGACGGAGGGGAAGCGGATTCAGATGTCGGCGGAGCAGGCGATTTTGCTGGGGAGTCAGATGCTGGAGTGCGGGTATCTGGCGAGGTGGGCGAGGACGGTGATGGGGAGTGGGGTGGCGGCGCCGTTGGGGACGCTGCCGGGGCCCGGGTCGAGCGCGAGGAACTGATGGCGCTCTCCGACCGCGCGTTGCTCGCCGAGATCTCGCGGGACCGGGCGGTCGCCTCGCGGGTGCTGTTCGCGCACCGCCACCCGCAGGAGTCGCCGGCGTTCCACGTGGAGATCGTGGACCTGTGGCGGTGCGCGGAGCCGTTCGTGCTGATCGAGGGCTTTCGGGAGTGCGCGAAGTCGACGCTGGCGGAGGAGTTTCTGCTGACGGAGGCGGCGTTCGGGAACTTTCGCTACTGCCTGATCATCGGGGAGACGTACACGAAGGCCTGCCAGCGGCTGGAGGCGGTGAAGCACGAGGCGGTGAAGAACGCGAAGCTCGCTCAGCTGTTCGGGCGGCTGAAGGGGGACATCTGGAACGAGAACACGGCGCTGTTCGCGAACGGCGTGTACGTGGAGGCGCTGGGGTGGGAGCAGGAGTTCCGCTCGTTCAAGTTTCACGATGCGCGGCCGGACCGGGCGTTTCTGGACGACATCGAGAACCGCTCGATGGTGCGTGACAGCGCGTCGGTCGATCGGACGATGAAGAAGCTGTACATGGAACTCTTGCCGGCGATGGACAAGGACAGGGGGAAGATTCGGGTGGTGGGGACGCCGCTGGCGAAGGACTGCATGGTGAACCGCTTGCGCGAGTCGCCGGAGTGGGTGTCGCGTCGATTTCCGATCGCGGATAGGGACATCGATGATCCGGCGGCGCGGCCCTCGTGGCCGGAGCGCTATCCGATCGAGTGGGTGCGCAAACGCAAGGCGATGTACGAGCGCGACGGCATGCTGCGGGAGTTCCTGCAGGAGTACATGCTGATCGGCTCGGGCGAGGCGGGCTCCACGTTCGAGGAGACGCAGATCGTCGCGATGGACGTGGCGCCGGCGAGCTGGATGCCGAAGATCCTGATCATGGATCCGGCGAGAACGACGGCGCCGGGGGCATCGTGTCCGACGGGCCGCGTGGTGGTGTCGCGCCTGGGGACGAAGGTGTACGTGCACGAGTCGGGGAACGAGTACCTGAAGCCCGACGAGATCATCCGACGCTGTTTCGACGATCACCGGCGGCTGGGTTTGTCCGCGGTGGCGATCGAGAAGAATTCGCTCGATGAGTGGCTGCTGCAGCCGATGCGCGCGGAGATGATGCGCCGGGGGATGGCGATCGACCTGAAGGCGTTGAACGCACCGCAGGATCGCGACAAGCTGAATTTCATCATGGGGCTGCAGCCGTTTTTCCGAGCGGGCGACATCGTGCTGGTGGGTGGGAAGAGCGCGCACCCCTCGCTGTGGGCGGCGATCGTGAATTTTCCGAAAGGGCGGATCGACGTGCTGAACGCGCTCGCCTACGTGCTGCGCGTGTACGCGGGGACGCCCGTCTACGAGGAGTTCGGCGAATGGAACCTGATGAGCGGCTACGAGCCGCATGCCGCTACCCCGCTGGCCCTTGCGCTGAACGCGAGCTCGAGCGAGTGCACGGCGGTGCTGCTGAATGTCATGGGCGAGCGGATGAACGTGCTGCAGGACTGGGTGAGCTCGATCCCGGCGCAGGAGTTCCTCACCGACATCCTGGCGCTGGTGAAGGCGGCATATCCAAACCACCGGCTTGCGACCTGGGTGCCGGCGGACCAGCTGGACCAGGCGGAGCGCATGCCGCTCGTGCATGCCATGCGGAAACTGAAACTGACCCCGCAGCGCGGCGCCTATGTCGCGGCCGCGCGGGGCTCGTTATCACCTACGATCCGAACCGAGAGCCGGCGGTCTCGGTTGTTCCGCGTGGATGCCTCTGCGAGGAGTACCGCTAACGCGCTCGCCGGCGGCTACTGCTATCCCTCGCACCACGACGCGCGCAACCGCAGCTCCGAACCCGAGCGCGGGCCCTACCGCACGCTGATCGAGGGGCTGGAGTCCTGCGTGGCGGCGCTGTTCGCCACCGAGCAGCTCGCGCCCGGTGAATTTCCGGCCGGCGCCAACACCGCGGTATCACCCGGCGGGACCACATTCATCACGGCGCGCCCCTCGCCGCGACGCGCCATCCCTTGACAGTGAGCGCTTACTATGCTCTGATCGCCCGCAATTTCACCCTGTAGCTACCAAGGGAACATTGCCATGGCGATTGCACGCGAGCACGGGAAGAAGTCACCGTCCCAGGATCCGAGCGGCTTCTACAAGTCGCAGCAGCAGGGAGGCGCTTACGGCAAGCCCTCGCGCGTGGGTGAGAAGCTGAATTCGGGGCCCATGCGGGAGACTGTGATGGGCCGCAAGTCGCTCGGCAAGCGCTGAGCCGATGAAGAAGCAAGCAGGTACGGTTGCCATGCCGGGGACGGTCCGGGCCTCATACGACCCGGCCGTTTTTTTTGATGGCATGGGCGGACCGAACCCGCGCTCGGGGCGCAAGAACGCCGAGGCCGATGACCGGCCGGCGCGTTCTAGCTCGAGCAAGTCCACGCGTGAGTTGGCCGCACGGCGGGCGCGCCTGGCGGGCCGCAAGCTCTGATCCGGCGGCAGTGAATGCCGCGCAAACCTGGTCCGGAAAAAGAAGACAAGCAGCGAGGGCGCTCCAAGGCCACGCGGACGAGCTCCCGCGGTCTGACTGCTGAAGCCGAAGCCGGTGCGGAGGGCGGCAAACCCAAGCTCGAGAACTGGGCCGACAAGCCCGAGAGCAAGGCCTACCAGGCCGCGGTCGAACTCTACGAGAAGATCCAGCGCTGCTACGACAACAAGCAGCAGCAGGTCGACTGGTGCGAGGAATACTGGAACATCTTCAACGCCCAGCTCGACGCGAACCTGCAGTATTCGGGGAACTCGCAATGCTACGTCCCGGTCGTGCGCGATGCGATCAAGGCGCGGGTGAAGCGGGCGCTGGCGCAGCTCTTCCCGGTCAACCACAAGCACATCGACTGCTACAGCACCACGGGTGAGCGGCCCTACGCGCAGATCGCGCTGATGGAGCACTACATCCGCAAGACGAAGCTGAAAAATCGCATCGTCAAGGCGGATCTCACCGCGGGAGATGTGACCGGGCAGTGGTGCCTGTACGTGGACTGGATGCGCACGCGGCGGAACATCCGCAAGATCGTGCGCTCGCCGAAGCTGCTCACCGATCACGAGCTCGGCGTTCAGACCGAGAACCCGCTGGACCTCGATGAGCGACTGGAAGACGAAGAGATCGTCGAGCAGATGCCCGACATCGTGCCCTTCGCGGTGGAGGACCTGGCGGTGTACCCGCCGACGGTGAACGACATCGAGCGCTCGATCGCGAGCGCGATCCGCATGCGCATGTCGAAGGACGAGATCCGCCGCATGATCGATGAGGGCGTGTTCGTCGGCGCGGATGCGGACGAGCTCTTCGACCAGGTCCAGCAGCCCGACGGCAGCCGCGAGAAGAAGGTGCCGCAGAAAAAGCGGACGAACGATGCCGGCATTCGGACCGAGGGCACCTACAAGTACGGGCTGATCTACGAGGTGGCGACGAACCTCGATCTCGGCAGCGGCAAGAAGGAGCCGGCGTACATCTACTACGGCGCGCCGAGTCAGCCCTGCGGCATCATCCGCAATCCCAATTGGCACGGCCGGCGGCCGACGCTGTCGGCGTCGATCGATGAGATCGCCGGATCGTTTTTCGGGACTTCGCCCGTGGAGCCGGTGAAGTACCTGCAGTGGAACATCGTCGACTTCTGGAACATGGGTCAGGACAGCGCGCAGTACGGGCTGCTCCCGATTTTTATGACCGACCCGCTCAAAAATCCGCAGTGGCAATCGATGGTGATGGGGCTGGCGGCGATCTGGCTCACCAATCCGAACGACACGAAGCCCATGCAGTTCCCGCCGATCTACAAGGACGCGATGGCGGTGGTCGACGCGATGAAGCGGCAAGTCTGGGAATCGATGGACGTGAACGAAATGATGATGGGCAAGATGCCCGCAGGCCGCAAGAACAACCAGCTGATGGGCGCGCTCCAGCAGGAGCAGAACATCAATCAGATCGATCACGCCAAGCGCTACGAGGAGATGATCCTCGACCCGCTGCTCGAGATGATCTACGAGATGGACGCGCAGTACCGCGACAAGGATCTCACGGTCATCAACATGGGCGAGATCGGGGTGAAGGCGCGGCTGGAGGAGATCCCGCCGCACGCCTGGGGCGAGCGCTTCACGTTCTCCTGGGCGGGGACGGCCTACATGATGGGGATGCAGCGGATCCAGCAGCAGATCGGCGCGATGAACGTGATCCGCGGGATCCCGCCGCAGCAGTTGAACGGCCGGCGGGTGGACGTGACGCCGATCCTCGAGTCGCTCGTTGAGAACGTGTTCGGCCCCGAGCTCGCCCCGCGCATCCTGATCGATGAGCGGAACCTCTTCACGATCGAGCCCGAAGAGGAAAACACGATGCTCTACAACAACGTGCCGGTGGATGTGCACGCCGCGGACGACGATGCGAAGCACATCCAGGTGCACCAGCAGGCGGCGCTGCAGACCAGGGATCCGTTTGGGCAGTTCCGCCGGCACATCACGATGCACATGGCGAAGCTCCAGGCGAAGCAGCAGCAGATGATGGGTCAGCAGCAGCAGGGCGCGCCGGGGGTTCCCGGTGGCCAGCCGCAGCCCGGTGTCCCCGGAGCTCCGCGGCCGGGCGCCACGCCCGCCGGCCCGCGGATGAACGGAGCGCAGCAGCCGGCCGGCGCCGTCCACCCCGATCAGATGATGGACGGCGCGATGGCGGGAAGGGGCTGAACGATGGCGAAGAAAAAGCGCACTGGTATCGCGATGCCGGACTCTCCCGACGACTGGCGGGCCCGCGACGATCTGCACACGCTCAGCCGCGCCGAGGAGATCCGCCGCGACTCCGAGCGCCTGAGCGCCGCGCAGAAAGAGGCCGACCGGCAGCGCGAGTCGTTGGCGCGCATCCGCCGGCTCAAGGACGTGAAGGTCTGACAAAGGAAAGGAAGGCGAAATGAGCGATGAACCCCTTCTCAACGAAGAGCAACCAGAACCCGCACCCGAGCCCGCCGCCGAACCGACACCCGTGGAGACGGGATCGGAGACCGCAGCCGACCAGGTGATGCACTCCGCCGAGCACGTCGTCTCGCGGATCGAAGCCTGGTTCCAGGAGCACCTGCGCGGCAAGTACCCGCTCGCGGTCGAGCAGGAGATCAACACGAAGCTCACGCAGCTGAAGCAGGAATTCCTGCCGCGGTGAGCATCCCGAGTATTCCGGTGCAACCGGCGGGCCCCTTCTGGCGCTGGCTCTTCGCCCGCGCCGGCCTGCCGTTGCCCTGCGCGTTCGCGGTCGGCATCGGCCGCTGGAAGCGGATCGTCACCTCGGAAGACTTCGCGAACCTGCGCCTGCGCGAGCGCCAGGCCATCCTCGCGCATGAGGAAGGGCATCACCGGCTGAAGCACGTTCGCTCGCGCCTGCTGATGCTGCTGCAGGGCGGTCTTTTCCAGCCGAAGCGCACCTCACGGCGCTTTCAGGAGCAGGAGCTCGAGGCCGATCTCTACGCGGCGAGGCGCGGGCACGCCTGGGGACTGCAGACGTTCCTGCTCAAGCAGCGCTGTACGCCCGACGTGGCCGAGCGAATCCAGCAGCTGAGAAAGTACGTCTGAGTTGTGACGCTCCCTCCCCTCTACAAGTTCGCATCGGATCCCGGCACGCCGACCGCGCATGACATCAATCCGATCAAGCTCGATTACAACTTCACGCAGCTGGCCTCGGCCGCCGGAGTGCCGGGCACGCCCGGGCAGAACTTCTTCGTCGGCGCAGGCCCGCCGTCGTCGCTGCTTGGAAATAACGGCGACACCTACGCCGATTCAAACAACACCTATGAGGTGTGGGCGAAAGGCGGCGGCGCCTGGGCCGACACCGGGCAGAAGCTGCAGTACAAGAACCGCGGCAACTGGGTGGCGTCGACGAGCTATCTGGTCGGAGACTCTGCTCGAGTAACCACTGCGCAGGGTGCCGCCAACTCCGGCGTCTATCTCTGCACCGTCGCCAACTCGGACGCGAGCTTCAACGCCTCGCACTGGGTGCTGATGGCGCAGGACGGGGCGCAGGGGAACGTCGGCCCCGCCGGCGCCGGCACTACCTTCCCGTCGGCTCCGGCCTTCGCGCTGACCTATCAGCGCGGCGTTACCACGTCGCCCTCGTTCGTCTGGCAGGACTTCAGCCCGGCCGGCATCACTTTCACACTGGACGCAGCAGCGGGCCAGGCGCCGACGTTGCGCGGCGACTCCGTCGAGTTCGGCGGGCCGGCGAGCGGCGCGAGCCCGAACGGCGCGATCGCCTCGGCGACCCTGCCCGCCGGGACGCTGAGCACCACATTCGACATCTGCTTTGAGTTCAACGGCGTCACTTACAACTCCACCGGCGCCGCGAATCCGACCATCGTATCGGGGATCAACGGCGGGTGGCGCTTCGTCTGGCAGGGCGGCAACAACTTCCAGTTCACGGACAACATCGTCTTCCTGAACTTCGTCGCCACTGGCTATACCGCGGGGACCTTCGGCGCCTTCATCCTGCGCATCGTGGATGGCAATCCAAGCACGGTGGAGCTGCTCTTTAACGGCACCTCGACCGGCGCCGCACAGAACAGCGGTACAGCGCACCTCTCCGGTGACGGCATCATGCGCATCCACGGCGATGGGACCGTGGGCGACAACTCGGGCGGCACCATCCGCCTGGCGGCGCTGCCGACCTTCAAGAGGCACCTGGTCGCCGGCGACATCACGCTGATCGACAGCTGGCTCGCCGCGCCAGCTGTGCCGGCAAACTACTGGGGCGGCATCACCGGCATCGTCGCGCTGCAACCGGAAGTCCAGCAGCCGAACTTCCCGCGCTTCGACTTCAACGGCCTGGCGGCCGGCACCAATATCGCGCCGGCGATGCTGACGGTGGGGCCGAACAATCCCTTCCTGATGGCAACCCCTCGGCAGAGCTATCTCTCGCGCGGAATCCTGATCCCGGCCCTGGGCGAGGTGGACTTCGGCCAATCGATCGTCCAGAACGACACGGGTGCCACCTTCGGAGACGACGATTTCATCGTCGCGTTCAACAGTAACCCGTCGGGCTCAGCGGCCAGCGTGCTGCAGGACACCGACGAGCTCACGGTGCGTAACCTCCGTTGTCGCGGAAGCGGCATCACGCTCGCCACCCTCACCCAGGTCGCCAAGCGCGTTGCCGGCCTGCACACGGGCGTGTTCAACCCGGCCGGGTCTCTTGGCGCCTGGGGCGCGCCGGCCTACCAGCAGGGCCGCCTGGTGATTGAGAACTTCGGCGCAAATGCCTTGCCCATCGGCCTCCTATCGTGGATGACGCAGTACTGGACAGGGCGAGGTCTGCGCCTCGGGGGATGCGACGTCGGCCTGATGACGGTGACGCATCCCTCGCAAGGAGGGAATATCGACTGGGGCGTTTACGGCCTGTGGACGTTCAACTCGAACCTGGCCGGCATGGCGCACCTCGACACCAGCACGGTGACCGAGCAGGGCATGGGCGATTCGCTCGTGCAGAAGTTCTACTCCAACGTCACCGGCGGCTGCCACTTTTACAGCGCGCGATGGAATTGGGGCACGAACCCGGGCGGTTACTTGCTTACCCTCCTGGACGGTGGCTCGGAGTTCCTGAACGGCGACAACTCGTTTCTCGACATCCCGGCACCTTCGTTCACGGCGAAGGACTACGGCGGCGTCAGCGATCCGATCACCTTCCCGGTGAGCTGCTCCGTGGCGATGGCGCTCTCGATGGGCTACCAGATCGATCGCTTCACCGTGTTCGATTCCAAGCCGCGCGCCGGTGTCTGGCGCAGCGCCCACACGGGCTACTTCAAGGTGAAGGATTCCGGCGGCGGTGGACTGATCCAGGGCTTCCCGATTCACCGCGGCGAGGACATCACCACAGGGATCTACTACACGGGCGAGGAGCGCTGCGCGAGCGGCTACTCCAACAACACCTATCGCTGGCCCGACAACCCGACGACCTTCGATCAGGGCGGACCGTACAACCACAAGATTTACAGCGGCATCGGACCGATCACCCGCCGCTCGCGCCTGCAAGTCGCGGCGCTGGCCGTCAGCGCCGGCGGCTCGGGGTACGTTGTCGGCGATCTGGTGACGGTGTCCGGCGGTGACGTGGAGTCGGCGTGCCTGGCGCGCGTCGGTAGCATCGGCGGTGGCGGCGCGATCACCGGCCTCGCGGTGCTGAGTCCGGGCTGCTACAGCAGGATGCCGAGCTCGCCAGCGGCGCTGCTCGGCGGTACCGGCAGCTCGGGGACCGCGAACGTCACGCAGCAGGCGATCTTCCCGACCAGGGCGACTAACCTCTATTCCGGCGCCGATCCGACACAGCCGAACCTCTACGCGCTGAACGGCGCGCCGCTCTCCTCGAAGTCGATCGCCCAGGTGGTCGGACCCGACGGCGAGACCTGGGCGTGCTCGAAGTACACCATCACCGGCGGCTCGGCCTCGACCGGCAATGGCGTCATCCTGGTGACCATCCCGTTCACCGGCGGCTCCGGTACCGCTCTCGCCGTCGGCCATCACATCTACCAGCTCGACTCGAATCCGGGCATCGGCTACGACGCCACGGGCCAGGTGAACGCGATTACGATCACCTCCGGGTCGTTCGCCACGAACAACGCCGCCGGCACGATCGAGGTGAACCTGCACGACACCGGGAACGGCGGCGGCGGCGACTTCGGCCAAACCGGATCCGGTACGAAGGGCTTCGGGCACTCGATAGAAGGCGCGACCTTCTCGATCAGCGCCTCACCGACCGTCATCGCGTCGCCGATGTTCTACAAGGTCGACTGGTTCGCCGGTGGCGCCAGCCCGAGCGGCGGCCTCGGGAACGTCGCGCACGACGGGGGCATCTGGCTGATGTACAACAAGGCAGCGAGCCCGCCGGCGACACTCCGCCAGTTCTACAACTTTATGGACGGGGCGAGCTCGCCCGCGCCCTGGTCGTTCGCGCCGGGCCTGTGGCAGGACATGGCGGTGGGCACCTGGTATCGGTACAGCGTGCTGCGCGCGGCCATCAACCGCGACATCTCGATGGCGTTCTCCTTCGGCAATAACTGCCCGGCCATCGACATCTATGCCCTTGGGCTCTCGTACCGAAACGGCTCGACCTTCTCGAGCACCCAGCTGCAGCGCTCGTTTTCCGACGGGGAGTGCTGATGCAGCTGCAGACCATTCGCAGCGGAGCCGCGATGGATGTCGCGCTCGATCGGCACAACCGCATCGCTGATCACGAGGTGAACGGCGTTTTCTTCGGCCGGATGATGGAAGTGCGGAACCTTCACGGTAAGGGCGAGATGTCGCTGTGGAGCGAGAAGCCGTTTCTGTTCGGGACGGACGACTGGCGGCGCGTGCGCAAGGTCGAGGGCGATCCCGAGCTCGAGCAGCTCGGCGACTCGATCCTGGTGCGCCGGGTGCCCGCGCGCTGCCAGCTGTTCGTGTCGGCAGAGTATTTCGTGATGTGCGACGAAGACGCGCGTTGCCCGGAGATGGAGCGGCTTCGTGACTGGCGGCCGGCGAAAACGCCTGAGGCAAAGCCGCACTCTGACGTCCTGGTGATCCCGTGAGCGCCCCGCCTGGCAGCCCCGCATTCAACTGGCAGATCGGCCTCGGCGCGACCTTCACGAACGGCGTCCAGGTGAATAACTGGGCCGATCAGGTCGCCGGGAAAATACTCCAGCAAGGCGGCACCGGATCGAACAACAGCTACTCGAGCGCGACGGGGCTGATCACCGTTCCGGTCAATACGATGTTCACGAGCTCAACCACACTCGCCAATCAATCACAGCCGTTCTCGGTGGCGATGCTCGTGAAGTCTGATCTATCGCTATCAGGTTTAACGCCGGCCCTGGTGTCGTCCTCCAACGGCACATCTGGCGCTTTTTTCGGAAACACCACCTTCCAGCTCGACGCAGGTTCCTTCCAGAACATCACGATCACCGACCCCGGCACGACGCTGCACAGCTATCTGATGGTGACCAACGGGGCAAGCTCCAAGCTCTATATCGACGGGTCGCTGGCGGGCACTATCGCGGCAACGCCTGGTACAAATGCGCTCGGCGGAACGCTCTGGCTTCTCGCGAACACCGGCGGGACGGCGAATTCAACGCCGCAACTTGAGATCGGCTCCACGCTCATATATCCGTCTGACATGAGCGCATCGGCTGCGGCCATCGATACGTGGCTCAGAGCGCAGCCGTCGTCAGCAGGCGGGAGCTTCGCTCAGATGCGCCGGCGTCAGCAGGCCGGCATCTTCACACGCGCAAGGGAGTATTGAAATGATCGCAGCGCCTTTCACCCCGACCGAGAGCTGCTTCACGCTCGCCGTCGCGACGCCATACGCATCCGGCACGAATTCGCAGCAGATCACGACGATCAACGAGAACGGCCAGATCTTCGTCTGGAACTCGGGCACGACGGGGACCTTCATCCAGTTCTCGTTGCAGAACACGAACGGTCCGACGCTTCCGGTCTCCGGCACGCCGCAGCCCGGCTTTATGCTCCCGCCGGGCTTCTTCGGCACGATCACGATCCCCGCGCAGTACGTCGCCGCCTTCCGCGCCGGCACGAAGGTCTACCTGCTCGGCCTCGCGCTTTCCGGTGGTCCGAATTCGATCTACTGGAACTGCGGCGAGGGCTTTTAGCACGCTTCGGCGGGCATCCCCTTGACATGCATGGTCTTTTAGTGGCATAAGCCCGCAAAGTCAGTAAGCGCTCACTATCAGGAGATTGTCAATGCACAGGCGTCTGCTGTCGTTTCTCCGACCCGGGGTCATCCCGACGTTTCCGACAGCAGTGGCGCAGCCAGGCGGCCCCTCCGGGATGGAAATGGACGGGGCGGTGCCGAACAACGCCGCGTTCGCCCAATTCTTGGCGTCCCTGCAGCTCGCTGGCGCCCCGCAGTATGGGCAGTGGAACTACGCCGCGCTCGCGAACGCCGCTAACCAGACCTGGAACGCCGCCGCGCTCTCCGGCTTCAACGGTCCCGGCCTGATCATCCTCCGCTCGGGCGGCGCCGGCCTGTCCGATACGACCGATACCGCGCTCAACCTCGTCGCCGCAATTCCGAACGGCTACATCGGGCAGACCGCGCTCACCATCCTCGGCAATGCGAACACCGGCACGCTCACCATGGTCGCCGGCACGAACGTCACGCTGGGCGGCACGACCACAACCGCGACGCTCGCGATGCGCCTCTTCCAGTGGAAGATCACGAACCTGGCGAACTACCTCGCCGCCGGCGCCGTCGCGACGAACAACACGACCACGACCGCGGCCGTCGCGGCGGGCACAAACCCGGCCGTGATCCCCGTCACCTCCGCGACCGGCATCATCGTCGGCTCGCAGCTCGTCGTCGGCGCGGGAACCGCGTATCAGGTAGTCGGCACGGTCACGAACGTGTCGAGCCTGAACATCACGATCGCCGCTGCCATCTCGACGCCGATTCCGTCGGGCGCTGCCGTCGCGGTCTACAACGCAGCCGTCACGCTGCAGGGGATGTTTGCCATCACCGGCGCGGCGCTGACTGCCTGACCATGAGACTCCTCGCCCGGCTCCTCCGATTCTTTTCGCTCGCTGCGGCGAACACGACCAGCTACCCGGGCGTCCCGATCAACCCGCCCGGCGGACTCACGCAAAACGATGCGAGCGGCTTCTACGGCTATTTCGCCCTGCTGAACAATCTGGTCTGGTCGCTCGGCAACACGCTGAACGCGTTCGTCTCCTCCTCGCAGACGCCGAGCCCGACCGCCGCGCAGTTCCTCTGCGGCTACTTCGATCACTCCGGAGCCCCGGGCGGCGCCGTGACGCTGACGACACCGACGGCCGCTCAGATCATCGCGCAGCTCGGCGCGCAGATCCCAGGCGGCGGGCTGAACCCCGGGCCGAACTCCAGCTTCAGCTTCCGCTGGCGCTATATCAACGACGGTCTCGGACAGACTACGACGGTGACCGGTGGGACAGGCGTGACGGTCGTGGGGAACGCCGCCACCGCCGGCACCAATACCTGGCGCGACTTCCTCGTGAACGTGAACACGAGCGCCGGCACCGTGACGATGGTCGACATCGGCGCGGGCACCCTCTGATGAGATTTTCGATTGACTCACGTAACGAGTCACCTCGCGTTGAAGGCGTAACCTTCTTGGAGAGCAGGACATGAGTAGTTGGATGCGATGGTTGTTGTGGTTCCTGGTACTGCGCGCAGAAGGCGATGCCGACCCGGGGACGACGGACCAAGGCGGCGATGATGATCTGCCGCCGGAGGATCCGCCCGATCCCGGTGATGGTGATCCGCTGGACGACAGCAGCGATGATCTGAGTGCTGATCAGTCGAACGAGCAGCCCACCCGTGGGCCCGGACGGCGTGAGCAGGCGGTCATCGAAGCTCGCCGGCGTGCGCAGGACGCAGAGCGCGAACGCGATCAAGCGCGATCGCAGCTCGAGGCGCACCAGCGCAGTCAGACTCAAACCGCCGAACAGCGGCAGTGGCAGGAGGAGGAGAACATCCTCCGCAACCCACAGTCGACGGACGAGCAGCGGTACTGGGTCAATGCGAACCGGACGCTCAGAGCGACGCAGCGCGACGCAGCGCAGGCACGGATCGATGCAGCGGACGCCCGCGATATCTCCGCCTACGATGCATCCGCGCGGAGCTATCCCACGATGGAGAAGTACCGCGATCGGGTCGAGCAGTTCGTCGAGACCATTCGCCGCAACGGTGGCACCCCGCCGCCGCGGCAAGTGCTCTTCGACACGCTCCTCGGCCGCGATATCCGCGAGGGAAAGTTCAAGCCGTCCACGGCCAAACCCGGCCGGCGAACCACCACAGAAGACAACGCACCCAACGTGAACCGACTTCCAGCCGACCAGCGGGGTAATCCCACGGTCCGCGCGCGAGGCGACGTGTCACGTCGACCGGCAAATACGGAAAGCGAGCGCCGGCGCGCCAGGCTGGAGAACCAATCCATCTGAGCACGCCCGCCCCGAGGTTCCACATGAAACGTCTGTTCCAGATCCTTGCCGCGTTTTTCGCCCTGCCGGTGATTAACCAAGCGGGCGGCTTCCAGGCCGATGTCGAGGCCTTCATCCAGGAGGAAGTCGAGCCGCTCGCACGCCGCCAGCTCGTCGCCTACCAATTCGGCAAACCTCTGCGGCTGGACGTCAACCGAGGAACCACCTACACGGCATCGCGCTACGAGCGCCTGCCGCTGCCGTTCGCGCCGCTCCAGGAAGGCGTCGCGCCGCCGGGCGAGCCGATGACCCTGAAGCAGGTCACCGCCCAGGCGCAGCAGTGGGGTGATCGGGTCATCATCACTGACGTCGCGAACCTGACGATCAAGCATCCGCTCTTCCAGCAGGCGATCCAGCTGGTCAGCCTGCAGCTGCCGGAGACGCTCGAGCGGAACACGTTCAACACGCTGATCGCCGGCAACCAGGTCAACTACGTGAACTCGCGGGCGAACCGCGCATCGCTGGTCGGCTCCGACGTGCTCTCGCCTCACGAGGCGAACCGCATGATCGGCTCGCTCCTCACCTACGGCGTCCCGCGGTTCAACGGCGATGAGCGCGAGGACATGATGATCGAGGCGGGCGCCTACCGGAACCCGTCACGCTCGCCGCAGACCGTCCAGCACTACGTGGCGCTGACGCACCCGCTGGTCGCCCAGGACATGCGCGAGAACGCGCAGATCAACACGGCCTGGGCGATGTCCGACGTCAACCGGCTCTACAACAACGAGCTCGGCGCGTGGGGCGGCGCGCGCTACGTCGAATCGAACATGATGCCCTACTGGGTCGGCGTGGCCGCCATCCAGGGCACGGCGAGCTCCTCGGGCGGCGCGCTGGCTACCGGCACCTACTACATCCAGCTGACGGGTCTGCCCGCGCAGACCTCGGTCGAGCAGCAGATCTACCAGGTCTCCAACTCCATCTCCGTCACCGGCCCGATCGGCTCGGTGTCCGTGACCACGCCGAACCTGCCGGGGTACGTGTTCAACGTCTACCTCGACACGGCGACCTCGCCTGCGCACCTGGGGCTCTCCGCCTCCGGACCGGCGACCGGCCCGCTGGCTGGCCAGGCGGTTCAGCTGCCGCCAAACACGACGGTCGTGCTCACGGGCATCGGCCAGGCGCAAACGCCGCCCGCCGCGCCGGCCACCGGCGTCTACGTATTCCCGACGATTTACATCGGGAATCACGCCTACGGCCAGGTGCTGCTCGAGAACCCCGAGTTCCACTACCTGACGGGCGCGGACAAGAGCGACCCGCTGAACCAGACGCGAGTCGTGTCCTGGAAGATTTTCTACGGCTCGATCATCTTGAACCAGGGCTTCTTCGCCCGGGTGGAGTCGAGCTCCGCGTTCACGCCGGGCTACAACGCCGGAACCCAAGCCTGATCGGAGTGATTGATGGCTGACAAGTTCGACAAGCCGACGTTCGAGCAGTCACGGGCTGCAGAGGCCGCACGGGCGAAGAAGGCGGCCGAGGATGCCCAGGCCGCCACCGCCGCGACGGCCGAGCTTGTCCCGCCACGCGAGAAGACCCGCGAGGAGTTGCTCGAGGAGGTCAAGCGCCTCACCGAGCAGCTCGAGGTCGCCCAGCAGGACCAGGGGGCGGCGATCGCCTTCACCTCGTCGCGCGCCCGCCTGATCGGCAAGACGACGGAACACGACATCGTCCAGGGCGAGGAGCGCGATCGCGAGACGGAGCTCTGGGAGTACACGATCGATCTGCCGCCATCGGGCGGGATGGATGTGCGGATCAACGGGATGCCGTTCTTCCACGGCCAGACCTATCGGGTGACGACCGGCACGCTGCGGGTGCTGATGGACCAGGTCAATCGGTCCTGGACCCACGAGTCGAACATCAAGGGCTCGAACGAGAACGCCTACCGGCGCATGCGTGAGGTCACGCTGCGCGGCGATCGGAGGGCGGCATGAACGAAGTGCAGGGACCGCCCGCCGCCACGGTCGTTGGCAATTTCCAGCTGAACGTCCAGCTCGTCGACGGCCGCACGATGGCGGTCTCCGCGTACCTGCTTGCCGAGGACACGATGGAGACGATGAACCGCCGCGTGGAGCTGTACCACCACGTGATGGAGGCTCACCGGCTGCGCTGCGAGATCATGCACTGGGAGAAGACGAAGGAAGCCGCTCAGAAGCAGATCGACGATGCCGCCAGCGTGCTCCGCGACCTGCAGGAGCGCGCCAGGAAGAAGGCGAAGCTCACATCGTCTGACCAGCAGACGCTCGAAAACATGCCGAGGACCATCGCCAAGCTCTACGAGAACATCCCGCAGATGGACAAGGTGATCGAAGACATCCGCGGGAAGATCAGCAAGCTCGTGAGTGTTGAGGGATGACGGGTGTCTCTGACATGCCAGCAAATCGTCGCGGACGCATGCACCATCGCGAAAGTCCCCGGCATGATCGCCTACGGAGGGCGCTGCCTTAACAAGGTGCTGCTGGATCTCGTTCTCCACCGAGATCTGAAGATCAACCGGTTCACACAGTTCCTCACGGTCCAGGCCAACAGCAACGGACCGTTCAACCTCGAAGCGAATTACCTGCGGACCTACGACCTGTTTTACCAGGTCAACAATCTGCCGTACTTCCTCTATCCGGTGACGATCGAGCAGTACGACGCCGAGTTCAAGGATCCGTCCATCTCGAATTATCCCTACGAGTATGCGACCGACCTGAGCCCGCAGACTCAGAACCCGCCCGGCCTCGCACAGGTCTACATCTACCCGCAATCGTCCGGGCAGATCACGCTCACCCACCGCTACATGGTCCAGCAGCCGGACATCGTGACGCCGGAGACCTCGAGCGCGATCCCATGGTTCCCCGACTACGACTGGCTGACCCGCGCGGTCGCCGTGCGCCTGTTCGAGATCACCGACGACGATCGACACGACAAGTGGACCATGCGGCTCGATGAGGAGCTCCGTGTCCACCTCTGCATGGAGGGCGATGAGCAGCAAACGGTGCGCGCGGTTCGCTTGGATCCGCGCCGCTTCCATACCAATCGCACGTTGAGGCCGACGAAGGTCACCGGATAGGGAGATCAGCATGGCAACGAAGCAGAGCATTTCCGTGTACGCGAACGGCGAGAAACTGAAGGTCATTGCCGATGGGCAGGAGACCATCCTCCTGGCAGGGCAGAGCCAGAGCTTCACCTTCGACCGCGGTCTGGCCATCGTGGTGGTCAGCGCCAAAACAGAACAGCCGTTCTCTGGCGGGCCGTCCGATCCGGTCGCCGGCACCGGCGCCTTCGAAAGCCCGACCGGCGGCGACTGATACAGGGCTTCTGAGAGCATGGGGATCGCCAAGGCAAAGACGATTCGGTTCACGCCGAAGGGTCTTCATGACGCCTGGGATTCCACCGACACGTTCCGCGGCGCCTGCCGGATCCTGAAAGACCTGATCTTCGATCAGTCGAACCCCGAGCTCCTGGCCTGCCGCCCAGGGGTCACCGCGCTGACCACGTTCGGCGGCTTCAGCTCGCCCGGCGTGATCAGCATCTTCGTGGCGATCGGCACGCGGGTCTACGGCATGATCGCCACCTCGCGCAACGCCGGGAAGGACGAGCCGTTCTGCTACGACACCGCGACGATGGCATTCGTGACGATCGGCGGCACGATCACCGGCGCCACCTGTCCGACCACGCAGAGCACATCGGGCGACTGGGTCCCGCCGACGATGGCGATGATCGCCTCGAAGATCATCATCACGCACCCGGGATACCCGGGGACCGCCGGGAACATGTTCGGCGTGATCGACGTCAGCAACCCGGCCTCCCCGACCTACAACATCGGCGATCTGGCGACGAATGCCCTGCCGAGCCTGCCGGTGTGCGTGGCCAACTTCAACAACCGCGCCTATTTCGGATGTGCGAACGCGCAGGTTCCGTTCTCCGATTCGTTGAATCCGACCACCCGCACGAACGCGAGCCAGCAGCTCACCATCGGGAACCAGGACCAGATCCAGGGCATGGTCGGCCTGCCGGAGCAGACCGCCTCCAGCGGCGTGATCGCGGCGCTGATCATCTTCAAGCGCTCGGAGACCTGGCAGGTCACCGGCGACGGGACGGGCATCGGCAACGGAACACTCGCGCTGAACTATCTCAGCCTGAACATCGGCACGCTCTCGCCGCGCACGGCCGTCCAGTCGCAGTCGGGCGTCTACTTCGCCGGCACCTCCGGCCCCTACTACATCAACCCCCTGGGCGCGGTGATCCCGCTGACGCACTCGCCCGGCGACACCGAGCCGGACATCCAGGCGCCGTTTCAGAACTGCACGATGTATTCCCGTGCCTGCGGGAACTACGAGGGCACGATCTGGCGGGTGTCCCTCGACACAACGATCCTCGGCATCACCGCGCGCAACGATTACTGGTGGGACGACCATCGCCGGCGCTGGCACGGACCGCACAGCTTCCCGTACCACTGCGCCGATTCGATCAACCAGTTCTTCGTGCTGGCGAGCAACACCTTCCCGGGCATCCTCTTTCGGAGCGATACCCAGGCCAATTCGACCAGCGTTTACAACGACAACGGAACGACGATCTCACCGGTGCTCCAGCCGGCCACGCTGCCGAAGGACGGCACGATGACGCAGAAGCAAGTCGTCGAGTCGACCATCGAGCTCGCGGCGTCCGGGGCGAGCCAGGCATACGTGGTCACCGCGCTGGATGAATTGCAGAATCCGCTCAACCAGGTCGTGGTGAACACCCTGGCGACCGCGCTCCTGTGGGGAGGTGGCGCGCTGTGGGGAGGCGGCGGGTTGTGGACCTCGTCGGTCGCGCTGCCGAAGGTCTACACGATCCCCTGGACGACCCCGCTCGTCTTCCAGAAGCTCGCCCTGCAGGTCACGACCCCGGCTTCCGGAGCCCTGTCGATCGGGACGTTTTACGCCCGGTACCAGGACCTCGGCTACACGAACACCCTGCCCCGATGATCCTGCGACGCCTCCTCTCGTTCTTCTTCGCGCCGGTGATCATCGGGACGCTGCCGAACGTCATCTCAAACGGGCAGCCGATCGACGCTGTCCCGGTGATGGCGGACCTGAACTTCATCGTCAGCCAGGTCAATTCGAATGGGGCGGCGCTTGCAACCACGCCTCAGCTCGGGTCGGCGAACGTATTCACCGCGATTCAGTCGGGGGTCGCTGCGACCGGTCGAGCGAACTTTCCGACCGCCGGGCAGATCCAGGATGGCGCATGCACCTACGTGACCTCGATCGCCGGAACAAACACGGTGACCGGCGTCGCGCCGCTCGGTCTGACCGCCTACGCGGCCGGCTCCTACTACTGGTACGTCCCGGCGAATTCCAACACCGGCGCGATGCAGGTGAACTGGAACTCGACCACGTTCCAGAATGTCCTGCTGAACGGCAATGCCCTGACCGGCTACGAGACGCGCAAGGGGAAGCCGGTCTGCCTGTTCTACGACGGCACGAACATGCACATCGTCGCCGGCGCCTACGGCGGGGATGGCATCCCGGTCGGCGCGGTGGTGAAATTCGGCGGCGCGGCGACTCCCTCGAGCTTGCTGCTGGCGTTCGGCCAGGCGATCAGCCAGACCACCTACGCCGACCTCTTCGCGATCTACGGCTCGACGTACGGCGGATCGGGCGGCAATTTCAACCTGCCGGACCTGCGCGGCCGCACGATCTTCGGCGTGGACAACATGGGCGGATCCGCGGCGAACCGCGTGACTGCCGGGGTGTCTGGCATCGCCGGCACGACGCTCGGCGGCGTTGGCGGCGATCAGAACGTGCAGTCCCACACTCACGGCGCCGGCAGCTTCACGACGAGCGCGACGAACACCGGAAACGACAGCCCGGCGCACACGCACTCGATCAGCTCCGCAAATATGGTGGTTGCCTCCAATCCTGGGACCGGCGGAGGTTTGAACGGTACAGGGGACGGGAGCGGAGCTCAGCTGCAGGATGTCGTCAACGGCAATTCGCAGGCGACGATCAACGCGAATCTAACGGGTAGCACTGGCAATCCGTCCGTAAACCATACGCACAGCATCGCCGCGCTTGCGGTATCGGGTACCTCTGGAAGCACGTTCTCCGGAGCCTCCGCGAACATGCCGCCGACGATGATGATGAACGTCGGGATTAAATTCTGATGGCCGCCGCCCGCCCGACCTGTCCGTTCCTGGCCAAGCCGTGCCTCGAGGGCAAGTGCGCCATGTGGATCACGGAATGGCGCACCGACCAGGTGAACGCCACCCAGGAGAAATCCGAGAAGTGCGGGATCGCGTTCCTGCCGATCGTCCTGACGGAGATCCTGCAGACGAACCGCCACACAACGGCGCACGCCGAGAAGCTGCACGAGGCGAGCGTTCAAGGCAATCAGATCTTCAGCCAGATCATTTCCATGGCACAGCAAAGCCGCGCGCGAGCGCAGATCGAGGCGCATGGTTGAGGAACACGGAAACCAGACGTTCCCGAGGGGCGGAGTGTCCGGCTATGTCGGTCTGGCGAGGCTCGAGGAGCGAGTAGAGACCATCAACAAGACGATCGAACACAACGAGGCGGAAGCGCAGAAGCAGTGGGACAAGATCAACGAAAAGCTCGACAAGATCGATCGGATCATTCCGGACGATCTAACGAAGAGACTGACGGAGCTGGAGACCGCGTACCAGAGAGTCAAGGGCGCGGTCGGAGTCCTCAGTCTGCTCGTCGCCTCATTCGTGACGCTATACGAATTCGCACGGGACTGGATCACCGCACATCTAGCACATAAATGAGCCATGTAAACAGGTGCACTTTCATGCGCGGCGTTAATCGCTGTAGGGAAGAGGCCAACGATGCGGTCGATGGGCGTCCGCTTTGCCGTAATCACGCTGACCAGCAGCGCCAGAGATACGCCTGTGAGGAAGCCTGCGAGGTGCTGAAGCGAGTGGACAAAGAAGTGCCGCTTGAGAATGGACTGAGGCGGCAGGTCAAGAAAACGATCGGACGGCTGTCGAATCTGCTGGAAGGTGCGCAAACATGACCCCGCAAGACTTCATTTCCCAGATTGCGCCGGCCGCCATCGATTCGATGAAGCAGACCGGCATCCCGGCATCGTTCACGATCGCCGAGGCCGCGCTCGAATCAGGCTGGGGCAATAGCATCCTGGCACTCGGCGGATACAACCTCTTCGGAGTCAAAGCCGATCGCACATGGACGGGAGAGACGATCGACATGCGCACGCGCGAGTTTCTCAACAACACCTGGACCATGATCCTCGCGCGCTGGCGGAAGTACAGCGGATGGGCTGAATCGATCGCCGATCACGCCGCCTTCCTGCGCTCGAACCCGCGCTATTCCGATGCGTTCACCGCGAGCGGCGGGGTGGAGTTCGCCCAGCGCGTCGCGGCCGCGGGATACGCGACGGACCCGGTCTATGCCGAGAAGCTGAAGGCAATCATTCTGGCCCACGGGCTGGATCACTTTGACGAAGGGAGCACAGCATGACCGATCCGACTGTTACACCAGCAGCCCCGAACACGACGCAAGGCGTTCATCCGAAGGTCTTTATGGCCACGGCCGGCGCAGCCATCACGATCCTGGTCGTCTGGATCGCGGGGCAGTTCCACCTGACGATCCCCCCGGAGGTGGCCTCGGCCTTCACCACGGTTATCGGGGCGGTGGTCGGCTACTCGGCGGGGAACCCCTCGTCATGAGTCTAGCTCGCATCGCGGCGGTCTACCTGCTCGCCGGCCTCACCATGACGCTGTGCAGCTCCTGCGGCTCGCCGGCGGCCGCTGTCTACACCGCCCAGGACCTCTGCCTGCAGTACATCAACTCGCACACCGTGGATGTCGGCGGGACCATCACGAAGGCGCAAGCGCAGACCGACCTGAACACCGTGAAAGCGGGCGGCGTTCCGGCGGACTGCGCGAACCTGCCTGCAACCGGAGCGAAGCCATGACCGATCCGACACCAGCGGCGCCCCCCGCGCCGACGCTCGCCCAGGACCTGGCCGCGGCCGCTCCCGAGCTCGACGCGCTCTCCGCCGCGATCGCCGCCAGCATGGGCGCTCCGGCCACGATCGTGGAGCTCATCCAGAACCTTCTGCCGTTCGTCCAGACGGCGGTCGCCAACCGCTCCGGCATGTCGGTCACGGACGCGACGGCGGCGCAGGCCCATCTGCAGGGCACCATGGCCAAGCTTCAGACCCACATCGACACGATGCAGGCGGCGCCGGCGGCATGAGACATTTCCTTCAGATCGGAAGCGGTGCGAACACGGCGGGAGTGCTCGCCGAGATCCACCGTCAGCCCGAACTGTGGGATGAGAATCCGCACCGCCGAAAGATCGAGGAAGGTCCGCACGGCGGGATGACCGATATCTGGCTGCGCTACAACCGCATGCCGAAGGACGGTCCGGTCGACTGGGAGAAGTTCAACGGCCCGCACTTCCCGGTCTTCTATCCGGCCTGGCACAAGATCCCCTCTGTCCAGCCGATCGTCTACAGCGTGCTTGCGGCGGTGCGCGGCGTCATGCTCGGCGGAGTGCTGATCACCAGAATACCGCCTGGTGGAAAGATCGAGCCGCACCGCGATGATTCCTGGCACGTGCGCCACTTCAACGCGAAGTGCTACGTGGTGCTCCAGGGCAACGACAAGTGCTTCTATCAGATCGGCGACGAGCGCGTTGCGATGCGCACGGGCGACACGTGGACCTTCGATAACCGCAAGGTTCACTCCGTCGACAACCAGGGCGACGATTGGCGGATGACGCTGATTGTCTGCTGCCGGACAGAGACATGAGCGGCGAGCTCGACGTCTTCCGGATGATCTCGGCCGTCGACGGCGTCGCGGTGCAGGCCGGCCGCTTCGCCAAAGGCGTGCACATCCCGCAGCACTCGCACCTCTATCCGCACATGACGTTCATCGGCCACGGCGCGGTGGAGGCCTGGTGCGATGGTGTGTACATGGGCGTCTTCCGCGCCTTTAGCGGGATCATCATCGCCGCGCACAAGAAGCACCTGTTCCTCACGCTCGAGGACGACACCGTGATCCTCTGCGTGCACAACGCCAGCCGCAACGGCGACATCGAGATCGAAGAGGAGCACATCCTCGTGCTGGAGAACTGATCATGCCCTGGGGGGCCGTAGTCGGCGCAGTCGTCGGAGCTGGAGCGAACTATCTGCTGAACAGCGGCGGCGGCTCGTCCGGCCCGTCGCTGGGCGGCGTCGCGAACCAGTTCTACATGCCCTCGGGCCTGGGCTCGGCAGACACCGGCTGGCAGCAGCTTTTCGGTCAGATGATGGGCGACACGGGAACGCTGTCCAGCGACATCATGCCGGGGTTCCAGCAGACCTTCGCCGACCAGTCGCAGATCAGCGGCGCACCCCTGGTGCAGGCCGGCCAGGTGGCGGGGCAGCAATACGGCGATCTCGCGAACCTGAGCGCGCTCTACGGACAGACGCTCGGGGGCATGATCCCGCAGCAGCTCCAGCAGATGGGGAACATGCAGGGTGCGGGGAACCAGATCCTCAACACCGCGATGGACCCGCAGAACCAGCTGTACAACCAGCTGTACAACCAGAACCAGCAGCAGGCGAACGCGACGAATTCGATGTACGGCCTGGGCGGCTCGCCGATCGGCGCCGCAATGACGAACCAGGCGGACCAGCAGTTCAACATGAACTGGCAGAACCAGCAGCTCGCGCGCCAGCTCCAGGGCATCCAGGGCGCGGGCCAGGCGAACCTCTCGGCCGACCAGATCAATCAGATGCTCGGCCAAAACCTGCAGGGCGCCGCGGGCTTCGCCGGCGCGATCCCAGGCCTCACGCTCCAGTCCGCTCAGACGCCGATCACCTACGCCCAGCAAGGCGCCCAGGTGCCCTCGCAGGCCGGCGTGAACTATCTCGGCAACATCAACCAGCTGCTCGCCACGCTCGGCATCCCGCAGGGCCAGGCCATCCCGTACATGAACTACGGCCAAGGCGCGCAGACCGGCGCCTTCAATGCGGCGCTCGGCGCTTCGCAGTTCAACGCCGGCCAGAACGCTTCGAACGTGAACCTGGGCATGCAGCTCGGAAAAATGTTCGGCAACTCATCGGCCGGGCAGGGATTCGGGAACTGGATGTCGAATCTGTTCGGGTCGAACACCGGCGGCGGCCAGAGCGGCAGCTATTCCGATTACTCGAGCGGCGGCAGCTACTCGCCTGATCAGTCAGGAGCGTTTCAGTAATGCCCATGTACGGCATGGCGCAGGGCGCGCTCGATTTCCTGCAGCAACAGCGGCAGGACGAGCAGCTCAAGCAAGAGCAGGCGATCCGTCAGGCCTATCTGCAGATGGCCCAGCAGCAAGCTGCGCAACAGGCCGCGGAGCGCAAGCAGAAGATGGAGGCGCAGGGCTACGCCGCGCAGTTCCTGCCGCAGCTGCTCGGCGGCGCCGGTGGCGGTGCCCAGCTGCCACCTCCGCCCGGAATGCCTGGCGGCGGACCGCAACCACCTTCGCCCGGACAGCCATCGCAGCCGCCCGGACCGCCGCAGGGCGGTTTCGCCGGCATGCCGCCATCACCACTCGGGGGCGGGGGACCTCCCGGCGGTGGTATGCCTCCGCAGCCGCCTGGCGCTGGCGCAGGGAGATCCGCGGGCCCAGGTGGTCCTGGCATGCTCCCGCCGTACCGTCCAATGCCACAGGGGGCCGGCAGCGGCCTGCAGGCACCTCCTGGAGCTCTACCTCCACCGCCGAGCGGCGGCGCGCAGCAGGATCAGCCTGATCAGTCCCAGGTACCGCAGATGAGCCCGGATCAGGCCGCACAGTCATTCGCGGGAATCGCGAAGGCGATGCAAGCCGCCAACGTCCCGGCTCAATTGCAGATGGAGGCGCTCTCCGCACTCGAGCCGTTCTACAAGATGATCGCGGAGGAACAGGATCGCCAGCTGCAGCGCAAGCATCAGCTGCAGACCGATCTATTTGAACGACTGAAATATTCGCAGCAAACGCCGCAGACGCGCACGATCGAGCGCACCAACGCGAAGGGCGAACCGATCCAGGTCACGCAGGAATACGACCGCGCGACCGGGCAGTGGAAGGAAGTCGGCGAGGGCCCGAAGTTCGCAAAGCAAGTCCCGTCCGTGGTGAACGTCAATTCGCAATTCAATGACAAGGAATCGTCCCTTCTGGCGGCGCTGGCCGACCGCAATGTCACCTTGCCGGCTGGATTCCGCTCAAAGGAACAGCAGAAGGCGACGCTCCAGGGACTTCTGAAGAAATACCCCGACAAGTCGCCCGATGAGATCGCCGAGCTGATTCAGAACAACAAGATCAGCCTCGCTGCAGAGATGCGCAGGGCGCAGGCCGCCGGTACACAGGCGGGCCGCGTGTCAGTCGCCGAGAACGAAATAGACGAATTTGCTCCGCTCGTGTTGGAACAGTCGAAGAAGGTACCGCGTAGTTCCTGGATGCCTTGGAACCGCCTGAAACTGATGGCCGACGAGAGCGTATCTGACCCCGAGCTGCTCCAATTCAAGGCGTACATGCAGTCCCTGAACAACGCCTATGACAACCTCGCGGCGCGCGGCGGCACGGACAAGGACAAGCGCGCCCACATTCAGAAACTGTTCGACACTGCGACCGGACCGGAGGCGATTCCCGCACTGGTGGCTGCGCTACAGCAGGAAGCCGCTGCGGCGCGGCGCGCCACCGCCAAGGCGATGAAGCCAACCGGATCAGGAGACAGCGGGAAGCAGGAAGATCCCCTTGGAATTCGCTGACGTCCGCGCGAAATACCCGCAGTACAGCGACCTATCGGACGAGCAGCTCGCCCAAGGGTTGCACAAGAAGTATTACTCCGACTTGCCGTTCGACAAGTTCGCCGCGAAGGTCGGATACGAACCGGTTCACCCGGCTAACGTCGGCGACGTCCCGGATCCGAACAAGCCGGCCAAGGCCGCCGCGAAGAAGCCGCTTCCCGGCAGCACGGCAGGCTTGGCTGAAGATCGCAAGAGTGTCCTAGGCGGACTCGAGGCGGCCGGCTCGGCGATCACTGGACTGCCTGGGGCAGCAATGGGCGCAGTCTCCGGGCTCGCCCGCATCCCATTTACGCCAGGATTCGGGACTCAGCGCGGCGTTCAGGCGACAGGCGCGCAAGCGGAGAGCACCGCCGGCAAGCTCACCTATCAACCGCGCACGCCAGAAGGACAGCGGATAGCCGGCCAGGTCGGAGAGCAGATGCAGGCGCTCCAGCCAGACTTGACCCTTGGCAGTCATCTTGCGCCGCCGCCTGGGTTCAAGCCGCCGCCGGTCAGCCTGCCGCGCCTGCCCGGGAGAGGCACGGCGGCGCCTGACATGTCTGGCGTCGGCGCCGCGCGCGCACCGGAGGCGACGCTCCGGTCCTCGCGAGCCGATACCCTCCAGCTCCCGCCGCTCACGAAGGGACAGGCCGAGCGGACGTTCGAACAGCAACGGTTCGAGCGCGAGAAAGCGAAAGACGCGGAGCTCGGCGAGCCTCTGCGCGAACGCTTTGCCGAGCAAAACGAGCAGGTCATCCGAAAGTTCGATCAGTGGATTGACGAAACAGGCACCCAGGCACCCGACATCCGCAGCGTTGGAAAGTCAGTCGACGCAGCCCTGGTGAAAAAGGCACAGGCGGCGAAAGGCGCGATCCGGGCCGAATACCAGAAGGCGGACGCCGCCGGCGAGACCGCCGCGCCTGTCAGCACTCAGCCGATCGTCGACTACCTCGAGTCAACGCGGCCGGAATCCATCAATGCGCCGATCCTGCAGACGATCGAGCAGAAGCTGATCCAGCTCAAGGGCGCCACGAAGGGCCCGGACGGCAAGCTGGTCGCTGGTCAGATGACCCTGAAGGACCTCGAGGAATTGCGGAAGATGATCGGGCGTGCCTCACAGACGACGCCGACCAACATCGCTTTCGGTACCGAGGCAAAGAAGGTAATCGACGCCGGGACGGCGAATGCAGGCGGTCCGATCTACGCGCGCGCGCGGCGGCTGCGCCAGCGCTACGCCGAGGAATTTGAGGACCGCAGCGCGATCGAGCGCCTCATGTCCACGAAACCGGGAACGAAGGACCGTAGCGTCGCCTTCGAGGACGTGTTCAAAGAAGCGATGTTGAACGGGAGCCTGGATGACGTCCGATGGGTGCGGAAGACCCTGCAGACCGGCGGCGACGAGGGGAAACAGGCCTGGCAGGACCTGCAGGGCGCGACGGTGAATCACATCAAGCAGATCGCGACTGATGGAGTCTCCCGCGATACCCGCGGTAACCCGGTCGTTTCCCCGGCGAAGCTGAACAAGGCGGTGACTGAGCTCGATCGCGATGGAAAGCTCGATTTCATCTTCGGTAAGCAGGGCGCTCAGCAGATCCGCGACATCGCTCAGTACGCTGTCGACACGGCCACCGCGCCATCAGGCACCGTGAACACGTCGAACACCGCTGGCGTGATCCTGCAGGCGCTTGACGCCGCTGCTAGCGCTGGCATTGGTATCCCGGCCCCGGTCGCTTCCGGCATCGCCTGGGGGAAAAAGAAGCTCCAGACGCGGCAGGCCCGTAAGCAGATCGGCGAGGCGCTCGATTATCCGAACACGCCCGGGCAGCTTCCGCCGCCGCCGTGAGAATCCTCTGCATCGACGTCTCGAGCAACGCGCTCGACTGGCTGATGCGCTGCCAGAGCTTCGGCCATCAGGTGAAGTGGTACGACCGGAACCGCAAGGACGGGAGCGTCCGCCAGGCCGGCGAGGGCATCGTCCCGAAGATCCGCGACTATGACGAGCTCCGGCGGAAGTGGCTCGACTGGGCGGACCTGATCTTCACGCCCGATAACACGCACTACCTCGAGCTGCTCGAGCCGCTGCGCGAGCGCGGCTACCCGGTGTTCGGGCCGTCGCCGGCGGCCGCGGCGCTCGAGCTCGACCGGACGGCCGGCCAGGCGGCGATCAAGGAAGCCGGGATGAACGTGATCCCCTCCAAGGAATTCCGGGACCACGATGCGGCGATCGCCTACGTGAAGAAGCACGCCGATCGCTGCTTCGTGTCCAAGCCGAACAACGACGACAACAAGGCGATGTCCTACGTCGCGACGGACGCCGCGGACCTGGTCTACATGCTCGAACGCTGGAAGAAGAACGAAGCCTACCGCCAGGGAGCTCGCGAGAACGGGTTCATCCTGCAGGACAAGATCGACGGTATCGAGATGGCGGTCGGCGGCTGGTTCGGCCCGGGCGGCTGGTCGCAGTGGTGGTGTGAGAACTGGGAATTCAAAAAGCTGATGAACGGCGACCTGGGCGTCAACACCGGCGAACAGGGAACGCTGGTGCGCTACGTCAAGCAGTCGAAGCTCGCCGATCTCGCGCTGAAGCCGCTCACGAAGATCCTGAAACGCCTGGGCTATGTCGGGTACATCGACAACAACGTGATGATCGGCCGCGACAAGATCTGGCCGATGGAGCTCACGGTCCGCCACGGCTGGCCGCTCACCCACAACCAGACGGCGCTGCACCAGGGCTGCCCGGCGCAGTGGATGAAGGACCTGATCGACGGCCGCGACACGCTGGATGTGATCCCCGACAAGCCGTGCGTCTCCGTCGTCGTCACCATCCCCGACTTCCCGTACTCGCGCTACACCGCGAAGGAGACGACCGGCATCCCGGTCTACGGCGCGACGGACCGCGAGCACATCCATCTCTCAGAAGTGATGTTCGGCGAGGCGCCGACACTCGTGGGGAACCAGGTCGTGAGCATGCCGTGTTACCTGACCGCCGGCGACTACGTGCTGATCGCGACCGGGGTGGGTGATACGATCAGCGGAGCTCGGCGCTCGGCTTACGCTGCGGTGAAGAAGGTGAAGATCCCGAACTCGCCAATGTGGCGCACGGACATCGGCGCCGGCCGCCTGGTGAAGCAGATCCCCGAGCTCCAGAAGCTCGGCTACGCGAAAGGACTCACGTTTTGAGTGAGAGAAAACCACTCGGCCGCAAGACGATGCGCGCCCGCAAAGACATGACGGGCATTGGCACGCGCACAGGCAGGCCCGGCAATAAGCACCGGGCGCAAGTGACCTCGAGGACCCTCACCCTCGAGCGCGTTCGAGAAGTTCTGACTCAGACGCGCGGCGACATCCTCGAATCAGCCAACATCCTCGACGTTCCGCACTGGCATATCGATCGATACATCCGCCAGAACCAGATCCTGCAGGAGCACATGCAGGTGATCGGCGCGCTCAAGGTTGCCTCCGAATACGAGGCTCTGTCGGACCAGCAGTTTGAACGGGAGATCGCGCGGCTTGCCCTATCCTTCCGGCTGCTCGCGCTCAAGGAGCTTGCGCAGGTGGCGATGCTGCCGAAAAGCGCCAGCGCCACCCGGCTGTACTCGAAGGTCAAGGCTTGCATGATTCTCTACGGCGTCGCAGACGTGAACGGAGCGGAGCGCGCCGAGCCCAAGGCCATCCTCGAGGAGCTCAACGCGGTCTATCAGGCCTCAGCGCCGCGGATCAAGGAGATCCGGCAGACCGTCGTGAAGCTGATGGACGGCTCGCTGGAAGAGCCGGCGAAGGCAGCGGAACCGGCTCTACTTCCAGACCCATCACAGACCCATAGCACGCACTAACGGATCCCGTTTTTGCCGCGTGGATCTGGTCGGTTCCTAGAGTGAAGGCGGCACTCCGGATTCAGTCCGAAAAGGATTTCGAGTCCGGCGCATTCGACCACTCTGCCACCTCTCCATCAAGCACTTACGCCGCTTCTTGCTTTTTCGGACCCATGCCTGACCCATCCAGGACCGGCAAACCTTCGACAGCCTTCCGTAAATGACCCGGCGCCAGGTGGCTGTATTTCGATGTTACCGCAAGGTTGGAATGTCCGAGTAGATCCCGCACGGCAGTCAGAGACGCTCCAGACTGCACGAGCCAAGAGGCGTACGTGTGCCGAAGGTCATGCAGCCTCACGTGCGGCAGACCGGCCACAGTCCTGGCGTGCCGAAACATCCGATTGATATTCGTCGCCGTCAAATTGAACGGCAGGCATCGTTCGGCGATCTCCAGCGCCTCCGGCGGGAGCGGTACCCTGCGCGGACGCCCGGACTTCGAAACCTCGATGAGGGCCGCGCCGTCTTTCAGGTGATGAGGCTCAAGCCGCAGAATTTCTCCCCGGCGCATTCCGGAGAGGCACGCGAAGTGAATGAAATCCGCCAGCCTAGGGTCCGCTTTCTCACACAGCAGATTCACTTCCTCCGCCGTCAGATAGACCTGCCGGGATCTCTCGCCGGGCAACAGACTGATCGTCGCCTGGGCCCTGTTGATCCGACCTATCCTCCTGAGGATCGCCAGCAGCCTGTTTATGGTGGCCGGCTTTAAACCTCCAGCGTTCCCCACCTTCTTCACGCGCTCCGCTACTTTCTCGATCTCGTCCAAATACTTTCCGCCGGTGAAGGCTGATCGTAGGATGTCGATTCGATAGCGAAGATCCTTCTGATACGACTTCAGCAGAACGGCCTCCGACTCCTCCCAGTCGGTAAGCGCATCGTCGATCAGGATTCTCGGTTTGATACCAGCCGAAAGATCGACCTGCGCGCGGAGGATCTGAGCTTCTTTGAGGTGGGCGTCTCGCTCTTTCGCGCCGGGCGGAAGCGTAACTTCAATGCGCTTGCCCTGACCTGTTGAGACGCGAATCTGCCAGCGACCGTTTCTAAGGCGATACGGCATGACTCTTTCTCCTTGTCTTCAAGGTACTTCTGAAGGCTTTCTTCTCGTATTCGATACTGCGCTCCCACGCGGGCCGCGATTATATGGCCACGCGCGATTTCGGCTCGTACCGTATCGGTGCAGACCTTGAGGCGCTCTGCCACCTCCGGGATCGTGAGAACGTTCATGCTGCATCCTCAAAGCGATTGTGCTTCCTGATATTGTCGGCTGCCGGAAGGATCTGCAGATTCGCTGGAACGTGCAGCCCTGAGACTGTCTTGCCTTTGAGGGGAACGATGTGATCGACGTGATATCGCAACCCGGTCGTGCGTGATAGCGTCGCCGCAGCTTCATAGATCTTCGTGATCTCAGAAGGATCTGACCACATGGGCGTCCGCTGCATTCGGATAAGCCTCTTTCGCGCCGATTGATGGTTTGCGCTCGCTCTTCGCTTAGCTTCTCGTTGGATGGCGCGATAGTCTTTTAATGCTTGCTGCGTCACCCTCAGGTGGCGACCAATGTACAGATGCCGCATCAAGCCGAAACGGATCACCGTTACAACCTGTCCCTCGGACATGCCGAGCTCCTTGGCGACCTGTGTGACGGTGAGCAGGCTCACGGAGCTTTGTCCTTCTCGCATGAGCATGATTTGCTGCGAACCTCCCAGGCTCCGGCCAGCAGAAACGGTATCCATGCCCATCCGTAATGGCCGGTAACGACAAGGTATACGCCGCTGGCAATCGACGCGACGACGGCTATTAGCCACGCCAGATGCGCGCTGCTCACCCTGGCCGTCCTTCGTGATACCGGCCTTCCATGCGAGCCAGCAGCTCGCGCAGCGCCGCGCGCATATCGTCCCGGTTCGCGTTCGAAATGTAGTTCATACGACCTTTGTCGCCCCAGTCGAACATCAGGACCACGAAGCCTACGCCGGGCCACATCTCCTCGATTCCATTTGCAAGCGCCTGGAGGCGCCGGCGCATGTGTTCCTCAGGAGGGCCGTGGTCCGACGGCATGGTTCAGAACTGCATCGCCTGCCGGAGATCCTCGATCTTGAGCTTCATCAGCCCGGAATCTTCGAGGTTGCGCTTCACGCTGCGCAGCTGGGCAAGCCGTTCCTCGGCATCGGCGATCTGCCGGTCGATGTTCATGCCGACCGTCATGTTGCGCATCTCTTCCCGCGTGGTCAGCTTGTCAGCGTAGTTCGCCTGCGTTTCCTGCATGCCCACGGACTGCCTTCCGATAACGTCACGCATTGCTACTCCTTTCGGGTGATGGAAATTCGTGGCTTGCCTGGATCAGTTCCGATGCGCGCTTCCAGATGTCATAGCTCTCCGGGTCCGTCTCATGCCAACCCGCGTGCGTGCAGAAATCGCGGCCCTCTGCCGGAGCCACGCAATGGCCATTGCAGTGTTCCCTCTCGTAGTCAGCAGTGAGCTCCTGGAGCATGGCGAGCAACGGATCGTCTGCAGCCAACGTACTACGGATGAAGTCGCACAGGCGTTTCGTCGTGACCTGGTGCGAAACATCGCCGGTCAGGCGCTCCCATTCGCGCTGCTTCTCCTCGGTCCATGGACTGCCAGAGTGAAACAGCAGAGTCGCCTCGCAGGCGGCTCTGAGACTCGGTTCTCTCAACTTTCTATCTCCGGCGCGTAATCCTCCGGCCGCGCGAACGTGGGCTTTCCACCGATCCGCCACGTTGACGCCATCGCCGCCAAGCACTCGCGCGCCGCGCGGCCGCCATACGCCTTCCCATCGATCCCCAGCATGTAGCGCTTGAACGTCCCATCGGCGAGCGGCGTCGAATCGCGCATGTCGAGCATGTAGATCGGCTCATCATTGCTCTGCTCACGCACGAGCAGCCGGCATCCGCGGAGCCCTGCAAGCGGATGATCCTCCGGGCAGGAGTCGATCACCTTTGCATTCGTCTCTCGCATGTAGCGCGCCATGCCACCCGGGATGAGATCGAGCATTACGCGGCGCACTTCGGCGTTCTGCTCGCTGTCGATTCGCTCGGCCGTCAGGCTCGAGCGGCTCTCGATGATGTCGGCCGGTACGCGCACGCCATGCACCGCATGCACGCCCCAGCCGTCCGAATAGGCGCAGGCCGGGCCATCGAGTGAGTGCAGCCGCCCGCGGTCGTCGAGCTTCAGGACCGTGTGGCGATCGGAGATGAGGACGGCGCCCTCGTAGGGGAACCACCAGTGGCACGCCTGCGATTGTTCAAGCCACAGATCGAGTTTCTGTCGCTGCTCGACGGTGTACTGCACGCCGATCTGGTTGCAGAAATCGTAGAAGACTTCCCAGGCACACCAATGCTGCCCGGCAAAGAGCTGGCCCCCGAGCTGGCCCCAGAGCTGGCCCCCGAGCTGGCCCCCGAGCTGGCCCCCGAGCTGGCCCCAGAGCTGGCCCCCGAGCTGGCCCCAGAGCTGGCCCCAGAGCTGGTCCCCGAGCTGGCCCCCGAGCTGGTCCATGAGCTGGTCCCCGAGCTGGCCCCAGAGCTGGCCCCCGAGCTGGCCCCCGAGCTGGCCCCAGAGCTGGCCCCCGAGCTGGTCCATGAGCTGGTCCATGAGGTTCTTTTGCAAAGCAGGGGCCTTGTGCAGAACGCCGTAGGCGAGGAGACACATCGCCGGGGATGAGAAGAACAGCGCGACCGGTTTCTTTTTCCCGATCACGCCATACATCATCGCGATGGCGTTCTCGGCGCGCTCACGATCCAGCGGCGCCGTGTTGCGGCCGATCGCAAGCCAGCGCTCGTAGGTCTCGCGCTGCAGCGCTTGCTGCGCGGGCGTGAGCTTCTCGATCTTCGCCATGGCTCAGTCGGCAACGCGCTGCAGCTCGCCGCGCTCATACACCACCTGTTCGGGCAGGTGATAGATGCCCGGCTCGACAACAATGCTCGCGTGCTCCTCATGTTGAAGCGTGGCGCGCTCCAGCACTTGGAGGTAGCGCTCGGCGCCGGCGTCCCACAGACGCACCTTCGCCGCCTCTTCGCCGCGGAAGGAGTGGCAGTGCCCCGTGCTTTCGCCGAATTTCAGCACCACATCGGGCCGCGTTGCATCGAGGTTCAGCGTGCGCGCTTTCGGCAAACGCGTAACGCGCACCAGCAGAACATCTCCCTGCCTCATCATCTGCTTCATTTCGCTTCTCCTGTTTGGGTCTTCGGGTACTTCCTCAGTTTATCGTTCAGCTTCGCGCGAAGCTCGTTGACCTGTCCGTCGGTCAGTTGGCCAGCGGCCTGCTTGATTTCTCCGCCGAGTTCTATCAACGAATCCCGCGAATTCGCGAGATCCAATTTGGCCTTGAAACCGGCGACGATCGGCGGATCGTCTTCCCACGGAATATCGTCCTCGAGGTCTGCCACGTTCACGCCCCCGCTGGGCGCGGCTGCCGGCGGCGGTGACTGCTCTGGCAAAGAGTGTGATGCCGCAGTTCCCGACCCACCCGCCGGTGCCGCATTCTGTTTGCCGCCCTTCGCCCACTCGGCGAGACGGCGGCCCCTATCCTCATTGATCTCCTGATCGAGCGGGAACAGCGCGCGGTGCTCTCCCTCGAGCTTGATCGGCTTCGGCTTGCCCGGTGCATCGGGCAGCAGCAGGAACGAACAGGTGAGCTCGTAGGGCAGATTCTTTTCGCAGATCGGCTGAAACCCGATCGGCGTGATCACCGTCTTCTTTTTCCCGTTCTCGCTTACCTCGACCATCTTCACCTTTTCCTCCGCGCGAAAGCAGAGGATCAGCTGCGCGCGAATCTGCAGCAGGCGGCTAACCATCTCCTTGTGCGAGCGCTTCGGTTTGATCCAGGAGGACATCTTGAAGGCCTCGCGCAGGTCGTACTCCGAGGCGTTCTGCCGGCGCTCCATCGCGCGCTTTACCGAGCGCTCGAGCTCCTCCTCCTGCCAATCGAGGATGCCGCCCTCCCCTGACCATTCATGCGAGCAGGAGTCCACCACGATGGCGGGGTAGCCGGCTTTGTCTGCCGCCTGAATCGCCGCGAGATATGTGTCTGGCCGAAAAGGCGGCATCAGATCGGCGTGATCAAACTGGAAGCGCTCGGCGTAGTGCTTCGCCCTGCCCGCCTCCGTGTCGATCACGGCGAAGCGCCGGCCGGTGCCGCAGATGCCCGCGGCGAGTCGCATCGCGCTGAACGTCTTCCCTCCTCCGCTCGGACCGATCAACCCGAGGATCAGGTTGACGTTCTCGCGGATCGCGGGCCTGAAGGTGACGGACGGAGCGTTCATTCCGGCGCGCCGTGGATATGCGGATGGACGTACACGCCAGGCGGGACATCCGGGATCTGGAGGTTCCATGCCTTGCGGACGGCATCGAGGATCCCTTGTTCGGTCTCGCCGAATGAGATGATCACCGTGCCCAGGAATCCCAAGGGAGTGCCGTCGAAGGAGATCGGTTTCCCCTGCTGGAGCAATTCGATATTCCGACGCGAGAGGCCGAGGAACATGATCTTGCCCGGCGGCTCGCCATCGGCAATGAGTGCCGCATTCGTCGTTTCGAAAACCATTCGGATCATGATTCCATCGCCTCCGCTTCCGCCATCTGCCAGGCGTTCGGTTCGACGTAGGCGATGCGGTTCTGGTACGCCGGCCACTCGTTGCGCTCCAGGCACTCACGCCAGATACGCAGGCCGACGTCGCACTTCGCCTTGCCGATCTCCTGGAACGCAGGCTCCAGCGCAAAGGCCTGCACCGCGTAGGGCGGATCGACCTCCTGGACCAGGAACACGAACGACGGATCGCCACCGATCACCGCGCGAGCTCCGCGCCGGTACCAGTGATCCTGGATGTCCAGGCCGTGCGCGACGATCGAGCGCCGCGGCCAGTCCGCGCCGGCGTTCTCCGTTGTCTTGTAGTCGACGATCAGCCGCTTGTCGTTCGATATCCAATCCCACCGCACGCGGCACCAGGTCGAGTCCTCGAGCCAGAACGCGCTGACCTCGGTCGTGCCGTGCTCGAACGCGAAGCCATCCAGATCCGGGCAGTCCTTCCAGAACTTCCGGGCGGCGACGACCATGCGTTCGATCTTCTCGTACTGGCGGACCAGCACCGGGAGCTTCCCGATCGAGCGCACGCCTTCGCGCGCATCCCGCGCGGCCTTCGTCCGCCAGTCCGGGAAGTCGAGCGGCTGCACGCGCTCCATGCCACAGAGCAGTGCATCGTGGGATGCCTGGCCCACGTCGAACTTCTTGTCGACGTCCGGCTGCCAAGTGGGATTAAGCCGCGGGTGGTCGATCCACGCATGCGCGGGCGAGCGGTAGATCAGGTCGCAGATCGTTCCCCGAGAGAGCGATGGCATCGGCGCCGGATCGGCGTGGTACTGCTCCTCACCCATGTTCGGAAAAATCCCAGGAGTCACTTAGATCCCCTCTGTTCTGTTACCCGCACCGTCGGACGATCCAGGAGCCACTTGTTTTGCTTGCGCAGCCAGCGAACAGCGTCGAGCCACTGACGCAGGTACCAGGCCGGATAACCCTGCCGGCGCATGCGCATCAGGCAGCCCCAGGCGCTTACCATAGCCAACCCGGGAAGCCGAGACACATCCACACAAAGCCCGCAACCACAACGATCGTGAGCAGGACGAGCTGGTTCACAGTCGTTCCCTCGCTTTAGCGCGCAGCTGCTCCTCGGCCTTAACCTTCGCGTCTCCCTCGGCAAAGAGCACGTCGCGTAGCAGCAGACCGAGCTCCTCGACTTCGGTGAACGTCGCGACGTCGACACATGCTCTGAGCGCAGGGTCATCGTGCGGTGGAAACCCGAGAAGCGCGCCGGCCAGTTCTTCGTGGGTCACAGCGAGTCCTCACTCTCAGGAAATGTGTCTTCCTCCGAAATGAGCTCAGCCTCGTCCTCCGCTTCCTGCTCACGGCGCTCGGCTTCTTCCTCACACCAGCAGCGCACGCCGCAGCGCCAGCATCCGCGCGGATCGTTCGGATGACCGGTGAACTGCGGCCACGTTTCCGCGTCGCCAGGACCAGGGCAGTACGGGTATTCCATGAGCGTCGCTCCGAAAACCAAACAGAGCGAAGCCTAAGACATTCGTGTCTCAACGTCAAGACGTTCGTGTCTTGCTTTTGTGTCTAACATGTCAATTCGGAGACCGAGTGTCAGTTTATGGGGGAACGAGATGCCGGAATTGGGGCCCGGCGGCTTGACAACGACAAGCTGAACTGACTACTTCTTCGGAGGGATGGCGTGAGACAGTTTCTTAAGACTTTCAGTTACCTGCTGCTGGACTTGCAACGCCTCGATTATGTCCTTCTCATCCACGGGCCGTAAGGTCTTTACCGTGTCCCAGTTGAGACCTTTCACGAGGAGCTGCCAGGGCTGAGCGCCAGTGATTTCCGCCAGCGTTTCCAAGGTCAAGAGGTTGCAGTTGCCATCCGGTAGCTTCGTGTCGTCTGGACCCACCAGGCGGCCGAGCTCGCGCTGCTTCATCTTACCGTGGGATTCGGTCTCGAAGTCGTTCTGCGACCATCCCTTGGCCTTCAGGAACGCCCTGAGGTTCGCCGCCAGGATCTTGGCGGGCTCGCTGCGCCGCTTTCTGTCGACTCCCATACCGTGAGACATTACCGTCTCAGGGGTCGCGAAGGTGTCTTGACAATAAGACATTCGTGTCTTAGGCTAGCCGCCCATCATGATGACCGAAAGCGAACTCGTCGCTCTGCTCAAGCCAATGAACCGGCGGCAGCTGAAGGACTTGGGGGCGACGGTCGGCGTTTCTGACCGTCAGCTGGACCGCATCCGAAAAGGGGAATCTGGTGTTCGGGCCAGCACCCTCGAGCGCATTTCCAAGATTCTCGACCGGCGCACATCGCGCGCCGCGCTGGCCACCCCCGCATAAGTTGATCGCCCTTCCCTGAAAGCAGGATAACAAGGGGCTACTGGATTGTGATGGAAAGGCCCAAGAAATCTATTTCCAGTAGACAGCTCTCCCTCGATTTCGAGCCCGGCCTCACCGAGCGCTATGAGAGTTTGATCGGCTGCGTTCGCGCCTGCGCCGAGCGCCATCAGAAGCCCATGAAGGCGATTGCCGCCGACATGGATCTGTCGGTGAGCGACTTATCCCGCAAGCTGGCGAACCGGCCCGACGACAAGCGCCGCTTTCACCTCGATGATCTGCAGAGGTTCATCGAGGTCACTGGCGATCTGACACCGATTCACTGGCTCGTCGAGCGTTACATCGAATCGCGCGATTCCAAACAGAACCGCGCAATCTCGGAACTCTCCCGCCTGATGCCTGAGATCACGGCGCTTCTGCGCGCGGCTGGCTCGAAGTGACTCTACCGCTGGCAAAGCTCCATCGCCTTCGCCGTGTCGTACGGCATCGCTTTGTTGTTGATCAACATGTTCACGCACGACCAGTCGGTCTGCTTCTGCGGGACAGGAATCGGCTGGACCTGCGGCTGCACGACAGGTTGCGGCGGCGGCGCGGCGCCCATGCAGCTCGCCTGACAGTAGCCATTCTGCCCGCATGCCCGAATGCAGTTATCGACGCGGTTGTCCGCTTCCATCTGGCGGAGTCCTTCGTACAGCCCCGCGCCGACGCCGTAGCCGGCCGCAGTCGCCCGGCCTGCCAATACTGCGCACAGCAACAGAAGTGTGATCCGCATGACGCCTCCCTGTCTGACGACCGCGCCAGGATACGCCCATGAAGCCGCGCGTGCGCATCCATCGGCTCGATCTGCTCGGTCCCGATGCACAGCCCTGGTGGATCTGCGAGGGCGATGGCGTCGACGCGGTCGGTGTCAGCCCGCGCTCGGCCTGGGAGAAGTGGAAGGACGCCGCCGGCGATGTGCTCACGCCGCTCGCCAGCGCCTGGCAGGAGTTCGTCACCGCCTGCATCGAGGGTCGCAACGACGACGCCTCGACGCTCTACAGAAGATTCCAGGCGATCCGCGACGTCGGGCTGCCCGAGCGCAAGGTGTATCTGTGACGGGGGGCTTCCGCGGCCGTAAACCGCTCCGCCAGCAGCTGCGCGAGAACGCGGCTGCGATGCGCTTCTACGAAGCTGCCGTGCCTGAGGACAAGGAGCTGCTCCGCCTGGGCATGCCGCCCGAGTCGCTCACCGCGGGCCCGCCGGAGCGCGCGCCACCGCGCAAGCAGCGCTCCGCCTCCACCGAGCCGCTCGAGCGCGACGTCGTGAAAGCCGTGATCGCCTACATCCAGAGCCGGCCCGACTGCGTGTTCGTCGGCCGGTTCAACCGCGGGACATCGGTCGAGACCGACAGCTACGGTCGGCAGCGTTTCCAGGCGTTCAACACCGTGAAGGGCTTTCCCGACGTGCACGGCCTGCTCCGTGATCCCTGCCGGGCGATCTACCTCGAGTGCAAGCGGCCGAGCACCCGCGGCCGCCTGACACCCGAGCAGCGCGACTTCCTGTTCCTCGCCCGCCAGGCCAACGCCATCGCCGGCGTCGTCACATGCATCGAGGACGCCGTGAAACTGATCGACTGGACTTAATCCCCACCACAGGAGCCAACCATGGACACAACAGCTAGCGCAGCGCCCATCATCGATCCGGCCGACGTCATCGTGAACCCCGACAACGTGAACGGGCCGCCCGATGGCATCTACAAGCTGCAGGAGGTGACCGAGCGCCTGCAGGACCTGATCTCGCTGCACCACAGCGCCACCTACGCGCGCGAGGATTACGCCGATGCGATCAAGGCCGTCGCCAAGAAGGCAGGCCTCAAGCCCGCGGTGCTGCGCAAGTTCGTCTCCGCCAGCGCCTCCGCCAAGTTCGCCGCCCACAAGAAGCAGGCCGAGCAGCTCTCGCTGATCTTCGAATTCGTCGGCGGCTAGAGCCGCCCGCGTGATCCGCTTCGTCATCACCATCACCGACGACAACGTCGCGATGGTCAGCGTCCAGCTCGAGCGCTTCAACGAGAGTCCGACCGCCGAGGAGCAAGCGCACGCCATACGGCTCGAGCAGATTATCGACGGCGCCATGGAGCAGGTCGCCACACGGCGCTCGCAGTCCCCGCCCGGGCCGATGCACTGATGGACGACGAGCTCCGCCGCGCGCTCGAGCACGATCAGGCCATCCACCGCGCCGTGCTCCGCGAAACCCTCGCGCTCGCCGAGCTCGCCCTGGTACACGCCGAGCTGCTGCTCCTTTCCCCCCAGCCGGGCCCCTCCTCCTTCCCGGCTGATTTCACCCCGACGGCGCAGGCGGATGGCCGGCCGTCGGGGCTTTCTCGCTCCGATACCTGATGCACCCCGACCAGACCGCCGCTGACGGGCGGCAGGGCGCTGATTCCCCCAAACCTTACGCTGGGCTGGATGTGGTCATGCTGGGCGACGTAGGGCTCAATCTCAACCGCCGCTACGTCGTCAAAGGACTGATCGGCGCTCAGGAACTCGCCGTCTTCTATGGCGAGTCCGGCTGCGGGAAAACTTTCCTGGCAGGCCATCTCGCATTCTGCGTATCCACGGGCCGCGAGTGCCTGGGCCGGCGCACTCAGCAGGGCCTCGTTGTCTATCTGGCCGCCGAGGCGCCGGGGTCCTTCATGAACCGGATAGTCGCCCTGAAGAAGGAGTACGGCGTCGAACAGGCGCCCCTCGCCGTCATCCGTAACTCGCTCAATTTTGTGCAGCGAGGCGAACGCGGCGGCGCTCCCGAGGTAGGCGACGACGCGCGTGACGTCATTAAGGCTTGCGTCGAGCTTGCCCAACGCTATCGAATGCCGATCGTGCTGGTGATCATCGATACGGTCAGCTCCGTCATGTCCGGTGAAAACGAGAATACCTCTGAGGGGATGGGAGCCTTCATCGCCGCCATGCGCGCGATCCGCAACAACGTGGGCTGCGCGGTGCTGGGCGTCCATCACGCCGGCAAGAACGAACTGGCGGGCGCGCGCGGCCACTCCTCACTCAAGGCGGCCGTCGACGCCGAGATCCATATCGTGCACGAGGGGCAAGCACGCCAGGCGCGCATCACGAAGCTCAGAGATGGTGAAATTGGAGGCGGATTCGCCTTCAAACTCGACCAGGTCGTTCTGGGCGCCGATCAAGAAGGCGATCTCGTAACCACCTGCATCGTCCACCCAGCTGAAGCCACACCCATGGACACCGGCAGCGCCAAGCTCTCGGGCCAGGAAACGCAAGCCTTCGCCGCCTTGACCATGCTCGCCAACGGTTCCTGCGCAAAGCGCGAAGCCTGGTTCGATCACTGTCGCGCCGCCGCAATCATCGACCCCTCCACCAAACCAGACGCCGCCGAGCGCCAGATGTCCCGGATGATCGATCGCCTCAAGCGTGCCGGTCTTGTGGACAATCCGATGCGCGGTATGTTCAGACCGCTCTCTGCCCAAACGAGTGGACGGAATGGACATTGACTCCCGTCCGCTCGACGGACAACGTGTCCGCGGGCGTTGCGGTGCGGCGAATGGACAATGGACAACACCCTATAAGGGTGTCCGTTGTCCGCTCGTCCGTCCGCCAGAACCCGTACCACGTCCGGACCCGGGCCTCCGGATGCCCTCGGAACGCGCATAAAACGGAGACTGGAGTCCACAAGGAGATTGAATGGCAAACGTATCAGGATTGCAAAATAGGCGTAGACGGGTCTGTCATGGGTCAGACCGGTCCTCGTACAGGGGAGAGTACGCCGGACTATTGATCCGAAAGCTGTCTTGATGCAGCGCAGAATCCCTGGAAACAAACTTGGGGACCACCTGGGGGTACCCGGACGGGGCGTGCGATTTCGAGGTGAGCCCCCTCTCCGGAT